GCAGAAAGCTTTCGACTCCGTGATGAAGAAGTACGAGTCTCAACTCACGGAAAAGCAAGTAGCCGGACTCAAGAAGTTCGTGCGATGAGCAGAGACATCAGCATTAATAACAACGGGATCATTGTGCCCGTTAAGAACACGGGCAAGTCTACCAAGCTCATCCCTTGGTCTATGGTAGAGAAGACGCCTGTTCACCCAGCTATTCGTCACTGTCGAGCGCCACGCTACAACGTGGATGTCTACTTGGTAGAGAAGACTATCAATGGCAACAAGCTTAAGCAAGCATACAAGACTGAAAAGGATGCGATGCTGGCTCTCGACAAGTTTCTGATTAAGCACGGCATGGAGCCGCGCCATATCTTGAAGCGCAAATGAATATGCGTGAGCAGCTACAGGAGCGGGTGGGTAAGCCCCACCTCTCCTACTCTTCTCTCAAGTACGCTCTTGGGGACATGCGTCTCTGGGAGATGTACATGCGGGGACAGCTAAAGAAAGAGTCCGAGGCTTTGTACTTCGGAAGTCTTTACGATATGCTCTTGTTTGAACCTGAGAAAGCACATGACACTTACTTTGTATTGGACGATTATGACATCGTTACTTCTATCGGCGGCAAGTATCCTCGTAGTACTAAACGCTACAAGGAGTGGAAAGCCGAAGCCATCCAAGCCAATGAGGGCAAAGAGCTGGCGTCGCAAGAGGACTGGAAGAAAGCGCATGAGATGATCCAGCGCCTGAAGGACTGCGGGTTGTACGACAGGCGGTTTGCAGGCGGCAAGTATCAGGTGGAGTTCAATGTAGACTACGATGGTGTCCCGCTCAAGGGATTCCTCGACTGCTTGCAAGACGACTTCATCGTAGACTCCAAGTCATCACGTTCAATCGACAAGTTCCGATATGACGTGCGCTCATTCAGCTACGACATCCAAGCGTATGTGTACACCAAGGTCTTTGATATCCCAGAGTTCTGGTGGGTCGTGCAAGAGAAGGCTTACCCCTTCTATCCTGCCGACGTAAAGTGTTCAGAAGAAACACTCTTCAATGGAGAGATGAAGTTTCATCAAGCGTTAGAGAACATCAAAAACTATCTCGATGGAAACACAGAGACAGTGGCCCACTACGCCGAGTTTGTTGTCTAACAAAGACAAGTTTGTAGTTACAATCTTGTATATCATTTGGCTCTTTTTGTAAACCTATAATTTTTTTCTCATGAGCGATAAGCAATATGATTCAGTACTCGTAGGGTACGCCGAAGAACCTCGTTACAACGACAACGGGGAGTTGATTTCTTGGAACGTCCGCTTCAAGGACAACGAACTCACCGAGATGGTGGAGAAGTACGCAACCTCTCGCAACGAGCAGGGGCAAGGCGGTAACCTCTACGTCACGCTGTTCATGTCCAAGAACGGCAAGGCATGCTGCCGTGTGTTCGATCCGAACAGTGCAGCTGCCAAGGCCAAGCGTGCAGAGAAAGCTGCCACGCAAGAGGCTGATGAAGTCCCGTTCTAAGGGAGCACCTATCTACTACATGACCGCTCGTGTCGCCTTCAAGAAACGGAAGGTTGTACACGAGCGTGTTGTGTGGATAGTGTCTGTGTTTGATACCCCTCATGATATAGCTTCCTATGATTCCAAAACCATGCACCGACTAGCTGAAGAGCTGTACGGAAAGAACGCTAAGTCAGAGAAGCACATTATCATCAGGGATATTGAATCAAAGAAGTTTATTTCACACTCAACCCTAACGTATGATGAGCACAAGAAACAAAATCAAAGCAAAGTGCAAGCAGCTTGAAGACCTTCTGCTTATGAAGAACGCCAAGTATGGTGACGCTGCACTTGAACCCATGAACGTCTTCTCTAAGGCCAATGCCGTAGCAGGCATCAAGGTTCGCATAGACGACAAGCTCAAGCGCATTATGAATGCCGGCATTGTAGATGACACGGAGGATACACTACAAGACTTGGCCGGATACCTCATCCTCCTTATGATTGCGAAAGAAAATGAAAGTAACGATATTCAAAAACGTCTACGACAAGACTTCACCTCATCACATTCAGCTAGCGACAGCACTGCAAAGAATACAGAGTGGGAGGTCCAGTACACTGGTGTCTGACGTACGTGATGGCAGAAAAGAAAAGAAGCTTGAGCTCCCCGTTGTTTGTTTCAGCGGGGAGTTTTCGTCTCGTGCCGATGATGCGCTCTTCGAGCATAGCGGATTCATTGTGCTGGACTTTGACCACGTTGATGTTGATGCGACGAAGCGGTCCCTTGCCACGGATGATTACATTTATTCATGTTGGACTTCCCCGTCTGGCCATGGCGTCAAGGCGTTGGTTAAGATCACACATCCTGAGCGCCATCGCGATCACTTCCGCGCCCTTGTAAAGTACTTCGAGAGACAGCATGGGCTGGAGGTTGACGACTCAGGCATCAATGAATCCCGTGCGTGCTTCGAGTCGTACGACCCAGACATCATCATCAAGGATGAGTACAAGAAGTTCGGTCACTTCACAACGGAGCATGCCGAGGCTCAGGTTCCAACGAACGAAGCTTACGACCACACAGACTACATGAAGCTCAACCTTGCCTGTCGTATGATTAGGCAAGCCGAGGATGGTGAGAAGCACAAGATGCTCGTCAAGGCCGCTCGTCTATGCGGTGGGTACATAGCCGCTGGGCGTATGGAGGAGGACGAAGTGGTCAGAGTGTTGCACCGAGAGATATGCAAGAGAGACATAGAGTCTGAATCTCATGCCTTGAACACAATCCTCGATGCCATCAACATGGGTAGGGATATGCCTATCCGTGAGCTCATTGATGAAGAGAAGTCTGTTCAGCGTGAGATGCTTATCAATGATGGGGACATGTCCTTCATCTCTTCCGATGACGAAGACTTCCGATGGATCGACGACTACTCGCAGGGTATGATTGAGATTGGTTTGGACACTGGCGACCCTCGTCTCGATGAGAACTTCAGGTACAAGAAGGAGTTTGTAATTGTCAACGGCCACTCCAACGTAGGCAAGACAACGACTATGCTGTACTTGATTGCCAACTCATCTATCAGGCACGGATGGAAGTGGGTTATCTACTCTTCGGAGAACAGAACCGCATCCGTTAAGATGTCATTGATGCAGTTTGCCATGGACAAGAAGGTAGCAGACATGTCTTATTTCGAGCGTAAGCAGGCGTACAAATGGGTACAGGATCACTTCGTTGTCATCAACAACAGCCAAGTGTACAGCTACGCAGACATCATCCTATTCATGGAGAAGGTGATGAGGCAGCAACCTGTCGATGCAATCTTCGTAGACCCTTACAACTCATTGAAGTTAGACATGAAGAACTCAAGCATTGGTGTACATGACTACCACTATGAGGCTGCTAGTGAGTTCCTTACGTTCAGTAAAGCCAACAACGTAGCGGTGTGGTTGAACATGCACGCTGTTACTGAGGCTCAACGACGCAAGGGTCCAGACGGTTTGCCCGTGGCTCCTTACGCTGAGGATACAGAGGGTGGTGGAAAGTTCGTAAACAGAGCGGATTGCTTCATGACAATTCACCGAAAGGTTCAAGCAATGGACCCTGAGATACGGAAAATGAGTGAGTTACATGTCCGTAAGGTGAGAGAAGTGGAGACTGGTGGCGCACCCACCCCACTAGAAGATCCATACTGCCTCGTCATGAATCTTTCCCACACTGGATTCACAACCCGCATAGGACAAAGGGCTCTGTTTCAGCCTATTACATTTAAGGAGCAGACTGCAATGCCAATAAACATGCAGTTCCTTAGTTGACATTTGAAATTTTGTTTGGTAACTTCGTCAAATGAAGAAGCGAACAAAGACTCCTAAGAGACGTTCATCCAAAAAAAAACATCTAGGAAGGTACGCTAGTTCACTTGAGAAGTATTGCGCTGACCAGCTTAAAGAATACGGGTTAGCTTTTGATTATGAGGAACACACCTTCGAGCTTATGGAGAAGTTCCGATTCCCAAACAAGTACTTTAAGATGACTGCAAAAGGTAAGGAGATGACTGACCGATCCGGGTCAGTCGTTCTCCCTATCACATACAAGCCCGACTTCGTAGGCAGAGATCATGACTGGATCATAGAAACCAAAGGGTTCCTTCCGTCTCATCACGACTTTCCAATGAGGTGGAAACTTTTTATGCGGCACCTAGTAGGAACCGGCTCAAAAACTATTATCTTTCTCGCCAAGAATAGTGCCCAAGTAGATCATGCTATTCAAGAGATACTGAAATCAATCAAGGATGGATCCATCTAGACTCAGCGAGTACTACCTCATAGCCTGTGAAAGAGTACACTCGGTAATCGACGACCTGTACGAAACACTTCACGACGAGAATGGAGAACCGATTCAAGCTGTAGCAGATGTTGTGGATTCGGTTGTCTCTGCTCGCAAGTTGATTGCTGAAGAATTGGATTTGATTAGATCAATTATATCTGAATATGCAGAGCACAATCCTTGAGGTTAACATCACCAAATCCATGGACAGAAGGGCTGAGTTTAAGTCCAGCATGCATGGAGACATAAAGAACAGCATCCGACGTGGCAAAGGAAACCTAGTTGGTTATCTCGGAGAAGAGATAGTGTTAGCCACAGTTGATGAGTGCGTAGAGCACAACACATTTAACTACGATATAGTCCGCTTCCCAGAGACCGACTTCACATACACCATAGACGTCAAGACAAAGGAGAGGACAGTAGAGCCTAAGCCATACTACACCTGCCACGTAGCTAAGACATCACTGCATCAGAACGTAAACGTATACGTCTTCTGTCA